TCAACTTATACTGCCCACCAAAGAACGCCCACTCTCCACCTTCGTAATCTTCATTAAGAGCAAAAGAACATGACACAGCCCTGTTAGCAATAGAATCTGCGTCAATATGCTCTCTATAGAACTGCCCAACCTCATACCTAAGCAATTCATACCCAGAGTCTGATATTTTGCTCTGCACAAAAAACTTTTCTGAAAACTTTCTGTAAGCCTCTCCAGATGCTGAAAACAAATCTTGATCTATTTTCCCTCGCACACTTGGATTTACAGCTATAGTATTTGGGTGAGAAATGCTCAACCCCATCGCAGAACGGGCTTGTAAATCTATACTATTGTCCAACAATGGCATTGCTAATAACTCATTTGTTTTGCCGTATTCATTAATAACAGCTTCACACAAATCTTTACTTAAAATATTCTCTGCTACAACAATACATTCTTCAAGTGAGCGCATATTAGTCTTTTGTAGCTATGATTACATCTACATACTGAACAGCTAAGTTAATAGCAGTACCACTAAAAGAGTGGTTGTGCGCTCCACCGCCACCAGTAGCGCCAGAGTTCATGTTTTGTGTATTAGTACCGGCATCAGTAACAGGACGGCCTGCCGGGCCACCTGCATAACCCGGCCCTTGGCGCAAAACGTGAGTATGGCTAGGCATTTCATTGGTACTAATCGTCGTATTGCCAACCGTACCGCTAACCCCTTGAGATGCAAACGCCGTTGAAAACGCTACTGAGCCACCAGAACTCGCTGTACCACTTACTACACGCAATGCTTTATCGTTATGCGTAGTGGATTTAGTCCATCCGGTAGGCGCAGATGTCTGAGCAAATAATATAGCCGTACCTGCTGCAAAACCACCACCTGCTGCCGCTGCACTTGTCCAAGTTGTGCCATTGGAAGTCAGAACATTTCCAGTAGTACCCGGAGCTACAAACTGAACGCCAGAAGTGCCATTTCCTAAAATGACATTATTAGCCGTAAGTGATGATTGACCTGTACCACCGCTAGACGGAAGCAATACCGCAGAAGTCTCTGGAACTATATTCGTTCCATCAGAGAATACAGAACGATCAGCAGGATACGTTACAAATACGTCTTTTATTCCAGCAGAGAAATTAGTCTTAGTAGGCGCACCAGCACTAGATGAAAGTACCGTATCTCTGGATAACGTAGTACCTGATGACGTATAAGTACCTACGCCAATTTCCCACTCAGACGTACCCTGACCGACTATCGCATAGTAGGTTGTATTTCCATTGCCAACAGCAGCAAATGACTGGAATCCATTAGCAGCACCAGCCAGCGTAACTGTGCCTGTGCCTGTAGTGGTAGTCGTTTCTCTTACACGATCAGCTAAAACAAGTGGCATTACACCCTCGACCAGTTATCAGAACTTCCACTAACCTGCGTCCAAGTGTTGTTATTAGCAGAAACAACACTCCAATTATTTGAACCAGCAACTACTTCAGTCCATTCGTTATCTACAGCAGTCTGTTCAGTCCAAGTATTAGATTCAGGAACAACATCCGACCATTCCTCACCAATAATTGCACCATTAGCACCAATAATTGCTAACGCATTAATAGAACCTATGCCAAAACGTATTAAGCCACCAGAACATACAACAGTTGCTTGTCCATTAACTAACGCATGACCATCATAAATAACACCACCAAGCGCAGTAACTGTTGCTTGTGCTGTGACAGAACCTGCTGAAGTCCTAATTCGTATGCCATCAGCGGTAACCGTTACTATAGAAGTAACAGCAGCATTACCAAATTGAACCCTATTTCCTAATGCAGATACTGTTGCTGTTGCATTAACAGAAGCATTTTCTGAATATATTGCAGTAGCACTAGCTAATACATTCGCAGTCGCATTAACTGAGGCATCAGCAAATTTCAGTATCCCGCCAAGAGCATAGACAGAAGCATTAGCAGCAACATCAGCCGTTGCTGTCCTAATCCTAATACCATCAGCAGTAACAGTAGCATCAGCCGTTATAGCTGCATTGCCGAACTGGATTCTCGTGCCTAATGCGCTTACATTGGCAGCACAACTAACCGAACCAGCACCAGCATAAATAGCAAAAGCGTTAGAAGATACAGCTGCTAAAGCATTAACAGAAGCAGCAAAATCAATTAACTTACCACCATTAGCAGAAACGGTAGCTAAACAACTTACTGCGCCTGAACTTGTCCGTATCCTTGTCGCATCAGCAGTAACGGCAGCAGACGCATCTACACTCGCAGAACCAAATAAAGTAACTCCTCCCGCTAAGGAGGAAAATGGTGTCTGCGAAAATGCGCTTATGCCAAACATAATTTAGGCAAGCGTTACGGACAGGTTGCCAATCGCAATCTTAAAAATATCGCCAGTATCAATCGTCTTAGACGCATCTAAAGCTGTGTGATACAGCAAGTTTCCAGTTGTCAAAGCATCCATGATGCCGATCCAACCAACCGTACCCCATGATCCAGTTGCAGCCGGGAACTCAATAGCAGCCGAGTTCGTTGATACACCGTTACTAGGCGCACCAAACGTAATCGATTGACGAGCATACGAGCCACCAGATACCTCAGTACCTGTGTTCGCATCCGTTGGATCGCTAGTAAACAGACCCAAATACACAGTAGTAGGGCTTGTGTAGCCTGTATTGCGTAGAGTAGCGTTAATCAGCGCATCCTCAAGATAATTCGACATTTCTGCCATGATTTCACCTCACGTTATAAGACATTGACATAGGTTGACCGCTGTACTCACTCGATTGGTCAGACGTATTGATAGCCGCTATAGCACGTTCGTACAAAGCACCCCAAGTCTGCAACCGAGCATCATTCATCAGATACGGCTCTGCCTCACCTAAAGCGGCATACAGCAACGCATCAGGATAGTTCGCCAAGAACGTATTGCTAGCGTTCGTATCACTCAAGAGCGTAGGCTTAGAGTAATACAACATTTGCAACGTATATACGGTATCTGGAATAGGGGCTAATTGAATCTCTGAGCCGAGAATCGTATAGTCCACAGGTCTGCCACTCTCAGTCGTTCTGGCAGTCTCGTAGAAGCTGTTAGGAGCCTTGTAGCGCAACGTAAACACCGGCATAGTGTTCAGGTGTATGTCGCGCATCTCAAGGAAATCAGTCGGTAATCCAACCGTAGAGTCACCGCCAGTCGTTGTCGCTGTGGCAACTACTAGCATCTGACGAGTCCGAATGTCTCGTCTCAGCCGTTCTTCAGCTAGTCGGATAAAGTCAGGGATAACAGTAGTTAGATCACTACGAGCTAGATAGCTTGCTACCGTAGTCTTTAAATCCGAATAGGAGCTGAACGGCATATCATTCCTCTAATTGCTCAAAATCTTTCCATCCGTACTCATAGGTTCCTATGTGTCGAATGTGCATGGACAGTTCATGGTCAACGTAGGTCGGGAATCCTTCTGAAGCAGCCTTGACGCAGAAATAAACATCCTCGCCACAGACTCCATTCTTACCCCATCCAGCATCAAACCAAGGTCTGCCAGTCTTTTCAAATACCTCTTTGCGGATTAGTACAGCACCAAAGCCAATCGCTGTAACTTCCTCAATACCCTCTTTACCACGACTATCGATGTTCTCCCATTTATGGACTAACGTATCACCATCCATATACTTCGTCATCATCTTAGCCGTAGGTGTTACAGGCTTCCTTCTCGTAGTCGCATTAACGCCAACTATAGGCACTTCACGACTCAGCAGAATAGTAATGATGTCAGGAGGAAACCGCATATCGCTATCCACAAAGAACAACGCATCACAGCCCTCTTTCAACGCTACCTCTGCCAACTTCTCACGCTGGTCAAATATCAGCGTTCCCGGCATCGTATAAAGGCTTAAACCGCCCTTACCATCCTTGCACCTGACAGACGCATCATGTGCAGCCATCTTCGCAAAGTCAAACGCAAATGCCGTGTGAACTTCATCCCTTGCAGGAACACAAACACCAACTCTCATATAGTACCCTTATACGTTTTCCAGACAGCATTATCAGGATCATTCAGCCACTTGGCAAATCCAACGTCATCTACAATATGAAAGCCTCTCATAATCCCTTTCTGGTTCAATACATCAATCACCGTAAAGGGTATTCTGGCTACATGGTGCAGTTCGTTTAGATGTCCAGTTCTAGCTTTATCGAAATCTAACTGAGCCTTGTTAGCCTCAATGATCTCGGTAACATCCTGCTTCGTCTCGATGACAATCCCGCCGTCACCGTCCTCATATACTGTTTGAGTCCGTATCTGGTTACTCATAAATCCTTTCGTAGTTCCCCCTAGCCCGTAGGCTAGGAGGATTTGCTACTAATTACAGAGCCATGTTCAGATCAGCAATGATCCCATGAGCAGCTTCGTTCTTAACTTCAAGAGTGACTTCAGCCAGCAACTGAGTATTCTCAGAGTCACCAGTCTTAGCCAGATCGTTAGTCTGGAACGGACGCAGATACGCCAATGCTGCGTATTCTGGATCGAGTACCAGAGCATCACGCGCACGCATGAACCTTTGAGGGATGACCTGCATCGTGCCGAAGTCGCTCATATAGACATCAGCCGCGCCAATGATGGTAGTAGGGGTATTCGACGGAGCCATGTAACGCTGTTGTGCGATACCAGCAAACGACGAAACCTTCTGCTTACCAGCCGAACCAACCATCAGAATCTTAGGCGAACCACCCGACTCAAACACCTCTGCAACAACAGTTTTCAGCAGAGTCTCGGTAAAGGTACGGACAGTACCGTCAGTACGAGTCGATACACCGATAGTCGCTGGATCAGCACCGTCAGAGGCTTTGTCAGAGTTAGTCTTAATCCATGACAGCAGCGAACCAAGCTTACGAGCAATAGTCGATGTACCAGCATTACGACCTTG